CATACGTGCCGACCAACCTACACCATGTTCCCATATGGGGAATCCGAAGATTCCCAAGTCGGATATGTAGGATTTGAACCTACGACCCCCCCGCCCCAAACGGAGTGCGCTACCAAACTGCGCTAATATCCGATAAATGCTTCATAAAGAAGCAACTCCCCCGACTGGATTCGAACCAGTGACAAACGGATTAACAGTCCGCGATTCTACCGCTGAACTACAGGGGATTATAAGTATCCTCAATTAAGAGGAAGAAGCGTAGACGGGCATCGAACCCGCAAAATATCCATCTTGAAAGGATGGTGACTTTACCAATTTGTCTACTACGCCAAGCGGAGAGAACAGGAATCGAACCTGCGAGGCTTTAACACCCGACAATTTTCAAGATTGCTCCCTCGACCAACCGGACTCTCTCCATAAGAAATATCTGTTATAATAGAGATATTTCTATCAGTTTATCAATACTGCCCACATACAAAACTGAAAAAGTATAGGGACGATTGCTCCGACTGGACTCGAACCAGTGACCAACTCCTACGACGGAGCTACTCTACCAACTGAGCTACAGAGCGTTCAGTTTATCAATACTGCCCACATACAAAACTGAAAAAGTATAGGGACGACGACCTCTAGGGGATTTGAACCCCTGACTTTCTGCTAGACAGGCAGACACTCTAACCGCTGAGTTAAGAGGCCAAATGGAGCGAAATATCGGATTTGAACCGATGACATCAACCTTGGCAAGGTTGCGTTCTACCACTGAACTAATTCCGCAAGTGGAGAATACCAGAGTCGAACTGGTGACAAATGCTTGCAAAGCATCCGTTTTACCACTAAACTAATCCCCCGTGGCGAAGGCAGGATTCGAACCTGCGACCTTCAGGTTATGAGCCTGACGAGCTACCGGACTGCTCTACTCCACAGTAAACTAGATGATTGTTTTTTCTACCAAAAAGAAAGTAAGAATTGCTGAATCATCTAATGGGAGAAGAGGGAATTGAACCCCCGAGGCTAAAAAACCACTCCAATTTTACAGACTGGTACTACGTTGCCAACAGTAGACATCCTCCCATTCAGTTTATATTTAATGACCGAACTGACGGTCGATGGGTCTGGCGGGACTCGAACCCGCAACTTCCAGGTTAAAAGCCCGTTACTGCTACCAGTTGAGTTACAGACCCATATAATATAGGATTTCTATTTAATTGTCAAGGTTCTGGTGGTCTCTCAACCACCCTTTTAGAATACCACCGAATCAAGTTTGAATCAAGTGGTGTGTGCCAGTTTCAGAATTGGAACTTGGCGTTTGGGGTCTCGTTCCCCCACCGATTTACTTAGAATACCACTGCTTCAAACTTTTGGGAAGAAGAGTGGACACTTATGAAACTGTCCCAAGCAACAAAAAAGGGGAGGAAACTTTTAGTTTCTCTCCCCTTTTGCTTTATGTTAGAATGATTTCATTCTTTCATAATAGCAGAAGGGGACTCACACGCAATATGCCCGCATGAATTCCAATCAGACATATTGCTGAGTGGATATGTAAATTGGGGTTTTGCGAACGAACGAGTCATTTTTGTTTTACAAGTATGTTTTATTTATAAGACTTTTTTGGAAAAAAGTCAAGCGCCTCAGGTAGGATTCGAACCTACGGCTAACCGCTTAGAAGGCGGATACTCTAGTCCACTGAGTTACTGAGGCATAAACCTTCCAATATTGGAAGGTATTGGACTTACAATAACGGTGGTTGAATCCCCTCCGCTGCCTATGAGGTCATTATAGGGTCTTTGTGCTCAGGTGTCAACCTACTGCCTTTGCTTCCTTACGTGCTGCCTTCTCTTCAGTGATCTCTCCCCTCCGCGCCTTAACGAGTTTGGCAACTTCCTGAAGTGCCTTACGAGCACGAGTTCCTGCTGCACTATTGCCAGCAGCAAACTTTTCGTCTTCTACTTTCCATGCTTCAACGGCATTTAAGAGTTCTTGTGATACAGACATGATAATCTCCAAAAAATAAGATATGATTATATAGTCAACTTTTAGGGCAATTTTCTACCCAAGGAGCACAAATTCTCATTGGAGGTGCAAGTGCCTTACATTCATCAGTATAGCAGACACTTTCATCATTCTTTTCATCAACATATTTTGGTTTATATTTTTGATCTGCTTCTTCAATAATACGATCATATTCTGAAGTTACATTTTGAATTGCTCTATCAACATCTCTGCCAATTCTGCGATTCAATTTTTCAGGATCTTTAATTATAAATTCATTAAGAATAGTTTGTGGGAAATATTTTCTTTGAATCTCATCAAATAAATCCCAAAGTCCATTTTCAGATACTCCAGTACACTGGGAGAGTATTGCAATCATAGAACTCAATACAATTCCTATAATTGCATACTGCTTTATATCTGGTTTTTTATTTCCAAAATTGAAATTCATCCAATAATACTCTCTCTCCACTCTTCACTCATATTCACCATAATTGCTTCTGCTGCTTCTGGTGTTTCGGCATATCCTTCATCAAGAAGGTGTGAAAGAATGATGTCGTAGAGGTCTATTTGTTCTTGTTGCGTTCTTTGTTTTTTCTTTTTTTGTGCCCTACCATAAGCATCTGCTCTGTTTGTTTGTGCTCTATCATAAGCAGAAGAACTAGATGTCTGTGCTCTGTTTCTTTGTGCTCTATCATAAGCAGAAGAACTAGATGTCTGTGCTCTTATTCTTTGTGCTCTATCATAGGGATATTCATACTCTTTAATAACTTCCAAATATGCTTCTTGAAGATTGCGAAGTTCTTGTGCGTCCATCTTACAAATACTTTTTAGTTATTTATAAAAAAAGGAGGGTACTAAGACCCCCCCCTTCAGTTATTTTATTGTGTCAAACTTCTGCTAGGATCAGTCGGTTGGCATAATTATAAGCAAAATCAGTTCTTGCTCCGTGATGACCCCAACGGATCCACTTTCTAGCAAGTCTCATATAATCATTAATAGACTTACCAGGAGTTTTCATTTGATTCTCAATCATCTTCCAATCACTCTCATGCAACATATATTGTAATTGAGTATCAAGTGTAGAAGGGTCGCCACCAATACGAGCGGCGAACTTACCAAGACCATAATATCTTGGTGCATTTGTCCATTGGAGTATTCCTACCCCACCACTTCTACACTGGTGATAAGGTACTCTTGCACCACCTTCGCAGATGTTAGGAATGAATGTTGATTCCTGTCGGATATTGCCCATAATGGTTGCTAGGGCATTTTTGTCACTGATTCCTCGTTTCTGTAAGAATTCCAGAGTACGGGACTCATTAGTATTACATCCTTTACAAACTAATCGTTTTACTTTAGGTTTTTCGGGAACAACCTCTTTGGTCTCTGTCTCTTGAGTAGGACCTTCAGGAATAATTGCAAATGGTGCTTGTACTGAAGATGTTGCCATACTCGGTGCTGGCAGTGTTGCCGCTGATGTTGCAACCGCACCTAAAAGAGCTACGGTTACATTTGTTAGGTTTTTAAGCATTAATTTTAATTGAATTCGGCATCCGTTTAGAAAGGGGGTACACCCAACCTCTCGGAGGGCACTTTCCACGGCTCTAAGTGTCACATCAATGACTCATTATAAAAAAACCCTGCTCATAACAGGGATCCCTTTTGAGATTTTTACATAATAAGTGATTATTTAGGATCTGTCAAGTGTGTCAATTTGTAAAGTGGCACAATCAAATAATAAATAATATGTCATGCACATAAATCAATGTCTAAGTCACCAAATAAGGGTAAAAAAGGTTCTGCTGGTGGCAAGCAATCCAAACAAAATCAGGGTAATGCGACTGCCAAAAAAGCAAAGAACGGTGGTAAAAAAAAGTGAGGTATTATGCCAAGAGAGTGGAATACTCCAATTAGGGAACCTTGGAATGCACCCATTCACAATACCCTAAAAGCAATAGATAATCATACTCAAGAATATTTCAGAAGTGGTGATATTTGGCATCTAGAGAAAGCAGATCAACTTAGGCAATATTTGCAAGAGTTAAAAACGTGGATTCATAATCAAGAAAAAAAATGATAGAAATAATTTGGGCGATCATGGTTTTTTTAACTATAGGTCTATTCGTAACTTCCGCATTTCTCTACTATATAATCGGAATATATTACGATAAAATAAAAGATGTATCAATACAAAGTAAAGAAGGTCAAAAGAATCATTGATGGCGACACAATTGATCTTGATATTGATTTAGGTTTTGGTATAACTCTAACTCACAGAGTTCGCCTTAAGGATATTAATGCTGCTGAAACTAGAACCTTAAATGCAGAAGAAAAGACAAAAGGTTTAGAAGCAAAAGAATGGTTAAAAAAAGAACTCTCCCGCGAAGGAGAGTGGATTATTGAAACAACAAAGGATGATAAGTATGGAAGAATACTTGGAACTCTTTATCTTNTTGGTGATCCAGTCACAATCAATGAAAGNATGNTNAATGAGGGTATTGCATATCCTTACGTCTTATAATTTTCTCCAAAGTTTTCCTTCAGCAATTCTTCTTCTCAATAATCCTGCTTCTACATCGCTTCCAGGATTTCTGTAAAGTTCAAGAGCAGCAGGAACTTTACCCCATTCTTTATTCTTAAGNACTCTGGTTATGGTTCCATATTCTCGACTACCATAAAAATTAGCACCAAGGTTATAAGCAAAAGACAATAAAGNACCGCGCTGATAATCATTCATCTCACTCCAATAAGGTATTTGTTTCAGTGCTGAAAGAAATTCATTTTGTATCTGCCAATCAAACAATTCATCTGCTTCTTTCTGAGTAATCTTTTCTCCTAACTTAAAAGGACTTCCATCCTTCTTACGAGTGCTTCCCCATCCTATAGTATAAGGTTTTCCTTTAGTATAAGGATCTGGATATGCTACTAATTTACATTTTTCAAATTCTTTAATGAGTTCTATTCCTTCTTTCAGAATAGAACTTTCTACTTTTTTACATCAAAGATTCTTCCCCATCCAGTCCTATCCTTTCCTTTCTCCAACCAACGGTACATCAGATCAGACTTTTTGTAAACAGCACCTTTGCCATTTGTTACGGTCCCAGTATATCCATCATTCAGAGAACCATAAGGATCATTTACCACATAATCCTCACCCTTCTTACCAATCACTACAACCATGTGCCCACCAGAAGGAGCAGATAGAGTACCCCTGTGATAGATCCCGATAACAACAGGTCTCCCAGCAGCAAGCTCACGATCAAGATCAGCAAAAGAAAGATTATAACTAAAGTGTGACTTAACTCCATAACCTTCCAGAACTTTTGTCTGAACTGTATGATCAGTTGTGTCACCAATTGCAAATACTTTCTGAATATAAGAGTCATCACCCTTTGTTCCCTGAAGAGTCCCTGGTTTAAAGTATTCCAGACACATCGCACAAGAAGATGAATTACAGGTTCTTTGAGCATCTCTGTAATTATCTGTTTGTGGATAATAAGGAACTGCGAGAACACCAGGAACTGCTGGTTTTGTTCTGAAAATACGAACCCAGTTTGAAGTATCATCAATCAAATCAGGATTCTTATCTGCAAGATCCACTTCAAATTGCTCTACTGCAGCAACGTGTTTTGGATTATTAGGATCGAAATGTTGAAAAAAGTTATGAAGATCTATTCGCATTTTAATCTCCTATGTACTGTAATGAAAATACATCATGTTCTGGAATATTTGGATTCAACCACTCACTAAATTCCGATTGAATCGCATGTGCATTATCAATATCCATCTCACTCAAATAATGAATTCGTTCAATTGCCCAATCATGAGATTGACGAAGAGTGTCTTCAAGAGTAACCATACTATTTAGAATCTAATGAACTCAAATTCAAGTCTACCATGTCCCCGTTAGAAGTCAACCCTAAATACCGATAAAGACTAGTATGAAGTGGCAATACGACGGTGAAGAATTTGACGAAGTTCCCAAAGGCATGGAAGGTTTTGTTTACATTATTACCAATCTAACAAATAATAAAAAATATATTGGTAAAAAACACTTTTGGACAAGGCAAAAGAATAGAAAAACAGGAAGAAGAAAGACTGAAGAATCTGATTGGAGAAATTACTTTGGTTCCTGTGATGAATTGCATGAAGATATAAAGGTCTTAGGTAAAGATAAATTCCTTCGGGAAATACTTTACCTATGTCCTCATAAGAAATCTATGAGTTATTATGAAACTTATGAACAATTTAATCGTAATGTATTAATGAGTGAAGAGTATTACAACACGAATATTGGTGGTACTTTCTATATGAGTGAATCTGAAAGGATTTATGGCGTGGTTCTTAAGTCTTCTAAGTATTAGCTAAGGCCTCATCTTCAACGGAGACAAACCTAGTCTAGCAGTAAAAAGGGGGTCTTGTCAACCCCCTGAGAATTATGTTATAATACGATCAATGCTTTCTTGATTCACTTACATAATACTCAATAATATCATCCCATGTGTACTCAGAGAGATCATATCCTTCTTCTAAAAGACCATCTACCCATTCCGAAACTTCTTCAGCAAGAATATAATTTTCATACTCTTCCATAATTACACCAACAGCAGATTCATCCATTTCCAACATGATATAATGTGCTTCTTCGAGACTATCTGCATGACCACAATCAATCAAGTAATCTAAAACAATATCATAAGGTTCATAAGATTCTTTAGTAGTTGTGGTAGAAGATTTTTGTTGTTCCATTCTTTTCTTTGTTCTTTCTTGCTCTGCTTTAATATCTGCTTCTATGGAGTTAGTATTAATTTGTGCAGTTGAAGATCCTTGAGTTGGAGTTTGATCTTGTTTTTCGTATGAACTTGGTTTTTCTCTCATTCTGGAAATAACATCATAACCAGATTGACCAGGTTTAACTTTTGCTGCAAGTGTTGGATTTGCTTTTGCCCATGTTTCCATGTCCTTTGCTTTATCCCCAGTTTGTCCTGCTGGTTTTGCTGATGTAGAACTACCAGAAGATTTTCTAGTTCCTGCACCAGAAACATTACTTGATGATCTTGTACCAGCAGAACTTGAAGGAGCAGAAGGTTTTACTGATTGTGCTGCTGGTTGTGCAGGTTTTGGAGTTGGCGCACTTTTTGCAGTTGGTGGTTTTGGTGCTTCTGCTGTTTTTGAACCAGCGCCTGCCATTTTAGCACCAACAAATCCACCAGCAGCACCTAATCCAAAGATACCAGCACCTTTACCAACTTTTTGAAGCACTGGTTTTGCCTTTGTTGCAATATCTTTTACCTTTTGTATTGCTTTAGAAGTGACAACTTTTGCTTTATCGACAAGTCCAGGTGCTCTTGGACCTTGCAATTTTGTAGCGGCATATCCCGGACCTTTCCCAAACAAAGTTTTAAAAGCAGCTTTGCCCAAACTAGCAGCTGCTCTTAATCTATTTTCTAATAATTCTAATTGTTCTTGAATATAATCCTCATCAACACTACTTTCGGAAAGAATATTATCATCAAATGACAAATACTTTTCTAGAATATCTTCTTCAGTTGAATCTGATAAAAATCCAATTACAGCACTTGCACTATAACCTTCATGGATCATTGATAAAGAAATGGAAGATAGAATATCCTCTACTAATTCTGCTGCTTCAGAATCATAATACTCCGAATCTTCATTTAAGAAATCTTGCTGTTGAACATTGATTTCTTCATACAAATATCCAACATTATGAATAAAATCTGGCGAAATATTAGACATGGTTATAGTTTTAATTACCTTTAAAGGTATTTATAAAAATCACCTACCTGGTTTCATTTTAACGCCAAGTGCTTTATTGCGAGCAACATCAGATGCTCTTGCTGTAGCAAGTTTCTTAGCAGCATTAGCAGCATCAGATTTCTTATAAGCACCGGCAAAAAGTGATCTTCCAATTCTTTCTAATGGATTAGAAGAAGTCTTAGCGAGTGACTGAGCACTTGGTCCTGCCTTATANACNGCCTGACCACCTTTATATGCAAGATTTCCGGCAACTGATTGTCCACCACGCTGAACAACTCCAGTTTTGGCAAGACCAACTGTTTTTCTTTGTGATCCCACTCCGGTAGTCATTGTATTCTTTTTGGTATCAAAGGTAGTCGAACCACCAATACCTTTGACTGAGGTTCCTGCTTGACGCTGACGATTTGCAGTTGCCATTGCTTTTCTTTCTTTTGCATTAGCACCAGCAGCAACATCAAATGCCTTAGATGCTGCCATAGATCCTGCTGTTGCTCCACCAATAGTTCCAACTGGTCCAGCAACTGATCCAGCAGCACCACCTAAAGCACCACCAGCAGCGACTGCAGCACCCTTTGCCAATGATCTTGCCCAACCAGATCCTTTTGATCTTTCATCAGCAACATCAAGAGCAGCGGATGCTGGACCAACTAATTTACCAGCAACTTTAAGTGCTCTTCCGGCACCTGCAGGTACTTTAATTTTTGGTCCAGAAGGTGATTTTCCTGCTGGAACTATTGCTGATGAGGTTGATTTTCCTGCTGGAACTATTGCAGAAGAAGATGGTTTTCCAGAAGTTTTTTGTTGTCTTATTCTTTCACGCCATGCATCAGTTGTTTCTCCAGATTTTCTAGCTCTTTCAGATTGAGGATTCCATCTTGGTTTTTGAGATCCAGGTGGTGTTTGTGGTTGAGATTGTGAAGGTTTTGTTGCAAAAGTTTCTTTCCCTACACCAACATTACGATATGTTGAACTGGATGTTGAATTTGAAGGTTTTGAAGTTTTTCCTGGTCTTGGTGTGTTTACTTTATTTGCAGCATCTTGCGCCCCTTGCATCATCGCATCAGGAATACTAGGATTTCTACTAGTAGGTGATGCAAGTTTTCCACCCCCTACTTTAGATCCTGTTGGGGGTAATGCCTCTTTTGGCGTTGTTCCACCTGCAGGAGCAAGTGTTCTTCCTGGAAGTCTACTTGAAGGACCTTCTTTAGAAATACCATATTGTTTTTCTGGTTTTTTAGGAAACCAATTCCAGGGATCGCCAGGTTTTCTTGCAGGACTTGATACTTTAGTTACTTTTGGTTCTACATTAGGTTGAGTTGTTCTAGATGCAATATCGTTTGTCGTTGTAACTTCTGGTGCAGCGTTTGCAGATGCTCTTGCAGATCTAATCGCAGGAGCAGAAGCACTTCCTTGCAATGGTTGTCCTTTTTTACTATAAGCAGCGTTACTTCCACCCAATCTTCTTCTTGATTGTGCTGGTAAAGCATTATATTGTGCTCTACTCATACCTGCAGGTATTTCTTCACTAAAATACGACTCTTGCAAAAACTGACTAAAGGACTTCATGTTTCTTTCTTACTTTTTAGTTATTTATAAAAAAAGAGGGTTGGTTAGACCCTCCTTTATTTCATTCTCTCATTCCAGCAGGACGCTTCATTTTGGGTTTTTTCTTTTTGCCCGTAACTTCATTAGATGCTTGTTGTGCAATTTTTTCGAGTTCTGCAGGATTCATAGGTGCTTCTAAAATACTCTCTCTCCACTCTTCACTCATGTTTGCCATAATTTGAAGTGCTGCTTCTTCAGTATCAGCATATCCTTCATCGATAAGATGTCCCTTGATTACATCAAAAACATCAAAACTTTGTGTAAGACCTTGACGCTGGCGTGATGCTGCTTGCATTGCACGAAGTTCTGCTGCTTGTGATGCAAGAGAAGGTTTCTTTGCTGGAGTTGAAGGTGCGGAGAAAGTAGAATTTTGTGAAGGAGCACCAGCAACTGGTTTTACTGCATTTGTGGGGACTGGTGTACCTACAGGTCTAACTCCTGTTGCACCCGCATATGATGGAGATGTAGTGGAAGGTTTGGCAGCAGCAGGTTTTGTAGGTGCAGCAGAAGCAGAAGGTCTTGCAGGAGCAGCAGAAGGTCTTGCAG